TCTTCTTCGTCTGGTTGCATTTCTATAAATATACCAAAGTCATATAAATGTAACTCTTTCATTTCATCTAACGTAGCCACATTGTGAGCTCCAATAGCTTGTATAAAAGCATCTTTTGTTGGTGAATATTCTATAATATCAGATATTCTAAGTGATAATTGTTCTGCTGTTTCTACAGTTAAAAATAAACTAGCGTCTAATATATGTCTTGTAGCTACATTTGAATTAGCTGCTGCTAGTTTTTGTATACCAACCAATGATCTTGAATCTGGTGTAGAAGCGTCTCTAGCTTCATTTAAACCGGTTACATCTCTTATCATTTGTAAATAATAATTGTAATTATTTATAAGAGCAGTTAATTTGTTACCAGCACCTTGACCATTTGATATTTCTTGTATAGGTATTTTGCCAGGGTTTTGATCACCATCTTGTGTAAACGATCTACCAACTACAGAACCTGTTTGGAAAAACATGTTTAAAGCTTCTTGAGCATTATAGTTTGTTCCATTACCTAAATCAACTTCAGCTAAACCATCTATATCTAAATAAACACCATCAGGTACCATACGAGATAATACTTGTTGTAATTTTAAATGAGTTAACTGTATCATATCAGCAAAACTAGTTATTCTGCTTACAATAGACTCTATTCTACCATTATACATTTTAGGCGCAACAATAGAATAGTTCATTTTAACTTTGTTAAAGTCGCTTTTAGTTCTCATCATGTTATCAGCCTTTTGCCATTTTAACATTTTTTCAGAACCTAAAACTTTTACACCTTCAAATAAACACTCTGTAGATTTCTGTAAACGATAAAAATCACCTTGTTTTTCTGATGGTGGATTAAATGTATCTGGTTTTGGTATAGATTTTTCTGCACCTGAAGATAATTTTTTAACTTTATATGTATTATTCATATAAGTTTTATAATTAAAATATAATAAAGCTATTTTATTATTGTCTTTGTCTTTATCACCATATCTACCGTGGTTAAAAACAGAGTAGTATTTTTTTATATCTTTTAAATCTTCATTTGTAAGGTGAGGAAACTCTTTAACAACTTCATTAATAGGCACGTCTTTTACTTCACCAACATAATATATATCGTCAAAATAAGGTGATTCAGAATATGAATAAACTAAATTAGCAGGATCAACATATTCTACTTTAGCTCCTTCTGACATATTGAAAGTTGTTTTTGTAGCTGCAATACCACAAACTGTAAGATCTTCTAAACATCTTCTTCTTATAAGATCATATCTACAACCGTCCATTAATGTGTTAATAGCCTCTTCATTTGCAACCTCAACAGCTTGTTTATAGTTTAATTGCATGTGTAGTTCTAACTCTTGCTTATTATCTGGCAATTCATTAGGATCATTTTGATACATGTCTATGTTTAGCTGATTTTTAGCTGCGTCGTTAAACTCTCTTGTTTGCATGTCAGCTATTATGCTTTCCATATATTCAGTTCTTTTTGAAACACCAAACTGATCTTGTGAATAAGCTTTTATGTCATAACCTCTATTAGCCATACCGTTTACAACTATATCAACAAACTTAGGTATAATAGGTACTGGCGTCCAGTCTAAATTAAGATAAGACAAATCACCATTTATTGATAATTCATCTTTATATTTTTGTATTGATTGCTCTCCTCTAGCATATAACCTTAAGTTGTGATATTTTCTTTGTGATGTTGAATATCTATGAGTAGCTGGACCATCGAACCACTCTAGCTCTATAGCCTTACCAACTCTCATACCATAATCAATAGTCATTTTTTCTAAATCACTAACGACTTGAGAAGGAAAATTTTTATGTACAGATCCTGCCATATTATCTTTTAATTATTTTTGAATTTATTCCTCTATTGTTATATCTCGCTATACTTATATCAATAGGAGTTTTTTCTATCTTTGGGTTTGGTTTATATAAGTGCCTGTTACAAGCCATTATAGCTAACCCAGAGCTAATAGCCGCATCAAACTTTGTTCTTCTATTTATATCAAACTTTGACCAATCATTTAAAGTTCTATTAAAATACATATTGCCAAATTTAGCCTCTGAAACTTGACCAACTTTTTCTTGTATATACATTTCAATAGCTGCAGCGTGTGCTTGTTTTATATCTTCACTAGTGTTTGGTATACCACCTATTTCTTTTTCTGCTACAGAAAGTTTATTCCAAACTCTATCAGGTCTGTTCATACTAAACCCTCTATAACCTCTACGTCTTAAATAGTATAATAATCTTGGTTTGTTATTTTCTGCGAGTAACGGCATGCCATAAAAAACTAACGACATTAAAACATCTTCAAAAAATATATCTGCAGTTTGTGGTCTAGCTATATACTCTAGAAAAAACTGACCAGGTGGACAATCTTCCATACTAAACTTTGTTAAACCGTGTAAAGCTCCTTTAGAACCTCTACCATCTACAGTACCTGATATATCGTAACTATCACAACCAAAAGCTCCCATGTGTTCGTTACCCGGATAACGTATACCATTTTTAATTATTATCTTGTTTTGTAATTCCATTTTAGGCACCCAACTAACATAAAATCTACCTTCAGGATTTGGATAAAACATCACTTGAGTATCTTTAACCCCACCAACCCATTGAAAATTACCTTTTGTAATACCTAGTGTATTTCCAAGATCTTCGTTATAATCTATTTGCTCGTATATTTTTACTAAATTAAATATACTATTTTTTGTTTCATCTCTAAACGCATGTTCTTCAGTTCTTGGAAACTGTCTATAAAATTCGTTTAAAGCGTCTTGATCATTTTTTAAACCTTCAGCTTCATTTTGCCAATGATCTATTATTCCATAATCTATTAACTCTCCATCTGGTGCGAATGTGTCGCTATCAGGCGTATTAAATACAGGAAGTCCGTACTCGTCAATAAATCCTTCATAGTTCCATTCCATTGGGATAAACAAAGAGTACAAACCAGACTTCGTTTGACCATTTCTATTTCTCTGTGTGACATCTGAGCTGTTGTATAGTTTTTTAAAATTGTCTCCACCTTTGTCTAACGCATTTGAAGTTGAGCCCATCATACATTTACCTATAATTCTACTACCTAATCGTAAACATGTTTTGGTTACTCTCCAGTTATTTAAAATGTTATCGGGTCTTTCCCACTTACCACTTTCATCATGTACAAGTAAAGCTAGTTTTTCACCATCATAACTATTATCACCTGTATTCTTCCAGTCTATAGTTGTATCTAATCCTTCTAACTCTTCCAACTGCTCATTAGCTGTTATTTTTTTTCTTGTAAACTTACTAGCTGGTACTCTATAAGCTAACTCTGTTTTTGGACGATCCATACCGTCTTGTATTGGTTTAAAGAAAAATGGGTAGTTAATACTAATTGGTACTACTTTGTCTGTAAACATTTTTTTAGCATCACCACCTGTTTTAGAAAGTATACCATATCTACTATCACTAGACATTGTTGCTAAGTTAACTGTTTCGGCTGAGGACATAAACGAAAAACCAGATCGTCTATTTTTAAGATAACACATACCGTAACATCTTTTATCAGCTTTACAAGCTTCCCAAAATATATAAAATACTCTATTAGCTTCTCTAAAATCTGGTGCACCTACATCTATTTTACTCCATTGTAAATACATATAATGTGTACCTGTTATATATGTTGGTTTATCTTTATTCATAAACCAAAAACCTTCATCTCTACGTTTAAACTCTTCGTCTATGTAGTCGTACCATTTATCTTTTTGTTCTTCTGGATAATTACGCCAGTCAAATATATTTTTTAATTTATTTAATTCTTTAGAGTATTCTAACTTTTGCCATTTTCGCTTGGCATGCACGTGCACGTTGGCTGGCACTTTCGGTAAAGCAATTCGTAAATTTTGCACTTCAATGATTTCACCGATTTGACCAGTTTTTGATATAACGATAATATCGTGTTCTTTATTATATCCATATTTCCATTTTTTACCACGATTCATTCTCGTGATTGTTGTTAACTTTACAGGTTCTACAACTTTAACTAAACTTTGCTCGTACATTACTTAGATCTACTTTCTGCGAATCCTCTAAAAGCTTTTTTCTCTGTCTTTTCAGGTGTCGTGCCCTTAAGCAAGTTTTCTTCTTCCTGTATTCTGTTAAGTATTTCAAATGCGTCAAATATAGCTAGTTTTTTAGTTGCAGCAGCGTTTTTTAATCTATCAGCACTAACATCATCTTCAGTGTTTGTTATAATCTTTTCTCTAGCAACATTAATCAGTTCTTCAACCGCTCTGTGCCCAGCTTGGATTATAAGCTTCTTCGTTTCTTTTATTTTCATATTTAATTGTAATTGCATTAGATTTAACTCTGTATAATCTTTCACCATTTATAACAAATTCATATTTGTCTATTGGTAAAAAACCAACAACATCACCCTCTTTTACACAGCCGTCAGTATATTTAACTATACCTTTTAATTTTTCTTTTTCGTTATATAAAGGGTTTGTTTGTTTTAGTGGTTGTATAAAATTATATCCTTTTAACGGTTGCCATCTCCAATATCTTTTATACGCAAATATTTGATCTATGTAAACAATATAAGTGTCTTCATTAAAATAGTTACCACTGTTTCTTTCTTTACCGTGTTGATCGTGCCATCTTCTAAAAACATTATGATGAACAATAACATCGTCGTTTACTTCTATTTCTGTATTACCAATAATTGGAGTAGATATAACTTTTGCTTTTCTATTTACATATTGATGATTAAAAACCTCAGTATTAACTATTAACTCTTTATCACCAACTTTTTTAGTATTATTATATCTTTCTCCTATTGGTTTTATAACAAAACCATATACACTTTTCATTAATATTCTAAATTATACTCGACAGATATTGCCATGTTTTTATTAAAATCTTTCCAAGGTATAACTTGATTTGCTTTTTTAATATATATAGAAAATTTTTCTTCTTCTTCTAATATATCACATATTTTATGACCACCATACACTTCTTGCCCAACGGCATAGTGCATGGCGTCATTTTTATAATCTTTACCTATAGATATTTTACGAATCAGCTTCTCCATCTTCAACTTGTTTAAGCTCGCCTGTTCTAATATCCACATCAACTTTACCGTACTTGTCTTCAAGTTTACCTTGCATAAGTTTTAGTGAATCTTGCAAACCAGCTGATTCATGTAATTTAGCATGCTTATGTACCTCTAGTCTACCTAGCTCCATGTTTAGCATGTCTATGCTTCTAACTAACTGTTGAAGCTGTTCTAGTTCTTTTCCTTCAAGCTTGTCAGCTTTTGGTTTTAAGTCTACAATTTTATCTTTTTTAGGTGTTTTTCTTTTTGCCATTTTTTTTAATTTAAGTTAATTTTATTTATCTATTTATAGTATTACATAAAATAGTGAGTAATTTACACTATGATATGTTATGCAAGCTTAATCTACAGCCTTCTATTAATGTTTTTGCTCCAGAAGCGTTAGTTGATCTACCATCTATCCAAAACTGAGCTCTTATTTTATCGTTTGCTGATAATGAATGTAAAATAGTAGAGTTAGCGCTACCTTCAAAAATATCACCCCATGAAGCAGCGCCATTACTTGTTTGTATACCTCTATTATAATTAAACACTCTAGTGCCAGGTATAGCTTCAAACGAACCTTCATCGCCACTGGCTATTTGTAACTCTGCACCTACTAATAATCTATTTACAGTATTATTATTTTCTGAAGCAAAGTTAAAAGCTATTTGATATATACCAGCGTTAGTTACTGTTATTTCACCTGGAAATTCACTCTCAGCGCTACTAATACTCATACCAGAAGCTGTAAAAACAGCAGTATCAAACTTTACTGTATTTTTTACACCAGTATTACCTCCACTTGATATTGTGTCTACTGCACTAGGTCTAAATGAACCTCTATAAGTACCAGCGTTGCTATCACCACCACCACCTGAAGATGCTATTGTTAAATTAGAACCAGAAGGTGTTAATGTTATTCCAGAACCAGCAACAAACTTTAAATCTGAAGTAGCTTCAGAAGCACCTGTTCTTGTATTTCTTAATATACAGTCGCTACTACTATCTACAAAAGATAATGTGTGAATATTTTGTGTATTAGTATTTGTTACCGTTTCAGTAGCTGTACCTATAGCTGTAACATGACCAAAATCATCAAGAGTTATGTCTTGTATATAAGTTCTACCACTATTATTAGAACCACCAGCTTCTATTGCTAGACCATCAACATTTGGATGTGCAGTTAAAAAACTTGTACTATTAAACGCGTTACTACCTAAAGCTCTTTTACTAAGAACACCAGAGCTGTTCATTACAACAGCTGTAGATTGAGAGCTATCTAAAAGTCCTGAAAAAGTAACGGAAGCGGCACATTTTAAGTCTGCGCCACTACCCGTTATTTCTACATCGTTTAAAAACTTCATTTATTAAATTTTATTTATATTATTGTTTATTCTGAATATGCTACTGAGTTATCAGCTAAGACTTTTGCTGCCATTATAACTATTCTAACATCAACGGTTGGTGTAGATGAAAAGCTAACAACAACTGTGTTTGTAGTACAAGTAACGTTAGCTTCAACTTTTGAGTTTGAAGCATCACTAACTTGCCATAACTCTACAATAACATCTTTTGTGCCAAAATTGTGCGTTATAGTAGATGTTGTTTCCCCTGATCCAAAATCATTAGCAGCAATAGTTGCAGCTGTAACATTTGTAGCAGCTGTAAACGTTATTGTGTCGCCAGATCTAGAAGTTGCTATTCCATTAGCACCAGTTAAAGTTAAAGTATCAGTTGTAGTGTTTGCTGTAGCAGTACCATTTTGTGTTTGAAAGTTCTTATAAAGATCTTGTATTATTGGAACGTAAGTAGAACCATTATAAGTAGACCATTTGTCTGTACTTTCATTCCATACTAACGATTGATTAGTTGCTGTACCTCTTTCAATTTCAATACCACCGTTTTGAGATGGTGTACCTGTTTCATCAGAGTTTAATGTAATTATAGAATCACCAATATTAACAGTGTTTGAGTCAATTGACGTAGTTGTACCTTGTACTGTTAAGTTACCGGCGATAATAACATCATCTGGTAGACCAAATGTTATTGTATTAGTACCAGAACCAGTTACTTCAACTTCATTAGCCGTACCGTTAAGATTAACTACATCAGTGCTACTATCACTTCCAGTTAATACAAGGTCAGGATTAGCACCATTAGTTGTAGGTAGTGTAAATGTAGTATTAGTGTTAGCTATAGTTGTGTCAGTCCAAGGTACGTTTACAACTAACTGGTTAGATGAGTTCTTTTGAACACCATAAGTTCTACTTGCTGTGCCTGAAACATTGTTAGCAGCTACTGATTGAGTAGTGTCACTAAATAGTTTACCTAAACCAAGAACAGATGATGTCATCATGCTATACTCAGTGTTAGTTGAACTAATAGTGAATTTACTGTCATTTGTTCTAGCAACAGTCGTAGCGCCAGAACCTACAAACTCAATATCATCCGTTGTATTACCAGCCGCACCAGAACCAGATAATCTAAGTTTTGTTGTTGAACTTGGAATACTTACAGCATAAGCATTTTGAGTATTTGTGTTAGTTACAGTCTCAGTTGCCGTTTCAAGTTCAGTTACGTGACCATAAGTATCAACTGTAATGTTTTGAATATATGTTCTACCACTATTACTAGTTGAAGATAGTGAAGAAGTATCAGCGTGAGACACAGTAATTTGATCTGTAGCCGTACCAGCTTCAGTATTTATACCACCTCCACCTGCTATAGTAAGTGTATTACCATGAGCTATTGTTTGACTAGAACCAGAATCACCAGCTAAACTAAATGTTGTTAACTGATTAGTATTTGCAGTTCCTGCTATTGTTATTTGTGAAGCACTATTTCTTGTTACAGTTATATTAGAACCACCTGTTATAGTTATATCGTCGTTAGAACCACTAGAAGGATCTAATCTAAGTATAGGGTTGTTATTACTACCACTATTTTGTGCTACTAATAGATCGTATAATACACCTCCACTTGTACCGTGTGAAAAGTCTCTCCAGTTAGAACCGTCCCACCATTTTGGTATACTGTCACCCGTGTCAAATATCACGTTACCGGCAGCAGAAACACTAGGTGTATAACCAGTTGCACCAACTCTGTAGAGCTTCATTTTTCTAGCTTCGTTCTCTTCGAATTGTAAATGATTTAAAAATTTCATAATTTTGTTATTGTTTTTATTGTTATTATTTTAGTTACAATACGCCTTACCACTATTATCAGAAGAGAGGTATATTTTTAACTGATTAGTATTAATATGCTCAACGTCAGGTATAAATATTGTATTACCTATAACAGCTTGAACAGCAGGAAATTTTCCTAAATTGTGAGTTACAGTCCAAGTTGATGAAGCATTTTGTTGTGTGTGTGTAAAATGCTTATCACCTTGATCTGGTCCAACCCATATTTCTAGTACATATACAGCTGGAACAGCAGGATTAGCTCCGCTTGGATTAGAGTTCCAACTACTATTACTTGATACATGCGTAACAGCTACATCAAAAAAATCGCTGTGCGTGCCATTAACTGATATTCCATTTACATCAAAAATTCCATAATAATTAGGATTACTAACATCATGAAATTTTACTCTTTGACCTAAGTATTCAGCTAATATATTTTCAGCAGTCATATTGCTACCACTTGCTAAAGCTGTAGCAAAAGGAAACTTACTTACTTTTAATGTTGACAAAGCAGAAAAAGCTGTAGACACATTATTATTATTTCCTATTATAGAACCTGGTTGTGGCACTCCATTACCATTATAATTTAAATTATGGTATTGCCAACCTAAAGCACTAGGATCGCACTCTGTAATATAATTAACAATAGTAGTGTTTCCACCACCAGTGCTAGGACCCATTTGAAAGTTTCTTGTTACGCCATTTTGATCCGTACCATGAAGCTTATCATTAGTGTCTAAAGAATCTATTGTATATGTACTAATTCTTGCCATATTAAAATGATACGTTTAATTGTAGCGCAGCTCTTAATTGGTCTTTCCAGTAAGCTTGACTTGTTTCGTTTGATTTATCTGTTAATGCTACTAAATGCAACATATTTGATTTGTCGTTCCAAGAAGTTATATCTGCAAAATCATTTAAACTTCTATTGTTACCATCTGTTCTTGTAGCATGAAAGGTTAATTTACCTTCTATTATACCTTCTTGTACGTGTCTTTGTGATGCGTTTAATCCACCAGGACCATTATGTGCGTTACCTACAACTCCATCGCCAACATTGTTTAAAGCTGAAACTCTAGTTGTAGTTCCACTACCAGCATTTATTATTATGTAGGTTATAGATGGTTTTTGACCTGAGTTTGTTAGTATATCTTTTAAACCACTTCCTAAACCTAAAACGTTTCTTGCTCCAGCTACATCTGTTGCATAATCAGAGTGATTATCAGGACTGCTATAGTGAAAACTTCCATTTGTTGAATTAAAACCAAAAGAAGTCATAGAAAATGTTAGCTGTGTATTTGCAGCAAAACTTTGAGCACTACTTAATGTTACGGTATTACTAGATATATTAGTTATAGTTGGCGTACCAGATAAACTACCAGCACTAACGGCTGTTAACTTCATGTGTTCAGCAAAAGGCTCTGAAACTACACCATCATTGTTATCGCTTTCTTTAACTAAACCTGTAATACTGTCTAACACCACAGTTGTACTGTTTGAAGTTGTAGCTTGTACTGTTTTTGTTAAAGTACCTGTAAATGGCTCTCCCCAAGGTGTAGAATAATAACCACCTCCTCTACGATTATTAGGAAAACCACCTTTACTTTCATTTACGACAAAAATTTGTATAATATTATTTACTGTGTTGTTGTTTCCTAAATTGTTCCAAGTTTGAAAATTATTACCTACATAATGATTGTTACTCCAAGTTAAAAATCTTTCATCGTTTATACTTCTATGATTAACGTGAGCATCGTAAGCATTTTTACCGTTTGTACTGTTGTCAGTGTTATAATCAGGAGCACCTTCAATACCACCAGTAGCATATAAATCTTGTAATTCAGCTCTTAACGAAGTTGTTGATTTTACACCATCTTGTCCAGCTGCACTACCACTAGAAAAATAAGCACCAGTCATAGCGTTTGTTAATGGCGTTATAATATTATTCATAGATCCACTATTATCAAAATGAAAATTTACATAAGTATGAGCATCCCATTGATTACCACCGCTGTCGATATAGTAATGTGGAGTTCCTGCTTCGGCTCCACTTATCATTCCTGTAGTGAAGCCCATTTTTAGTATTGTCTATGTTTATGATCTAAGTATGCTATAACACCACCATCAGCATCTGCATCTATAGTAAAACTTTCCCAAGCACCATATATAATCATACCTTTTGGAAACTTTGTTAAGTTTGAGTCACTACCAGCATTTATTATTTGACCACCTGAACCTATATAATCAGCCTCATTTCCAGCTGTTTCAGTACCCATGCCTTTTTCACCTGTATTATCACCAACACATATACCAGTTGTTGGTAGTTGATTACTTTTAGGAGCTATAGGTGATAACTCATCAAAAGTTGTATCAGCTAAAAACTGTATCATACAAATAAACATATTTGTAGGCGCTTTTACTTGTGTGTTAGTGTTTGTAAATATTGAACCTTGTTGGCCAAACATCAAGTCATTTCCTGTATTTCTACCCATTATTTTTTTACTTTTTCTAGTGATCTACCGCCAAAATAAGCACCAATCACTGTTATTAAAACTAATTGTAATAAATCTGTCCACTTGTTTTCTACCTTAAAATTAATAGCGCCAGCATCAATAAATATCAATAATACTGTTGCTACAACTAAAAATACTAAAACTAATGGCCTTATATTTTTACTAAGCCATGAATCAGACTGCATGTCCATTTTCCACCTTTCAGTTACTTGCTTTTGCATCTCAGCTTCGTAACCCATTATCATGTCTTTTATTTTTTGTTCTGCAGCTAGTTTTTCTTCTTTTGATGTATGTAGATTATCTATTACACCACCAACATTTTTAATTAACTCACCTGCACCTGCTGAAAATATTTTACTTAACATATTAATCTCTATCTGTTATAGGTTTCTGATTTTTCATAGTATAAGACTTTGGTTGGCCTTTTTTTCTTTTCTTGCTACTTTTTGTTTCTTCAAGATCATAGTTAGTAC